AAATATATAGAAACAAAAACAAGATAGATGAAGAAATAGAATTATATGTCAATGGTGAAAAAGTAGATATTACTGACATTTACGAGCCATTAAAACAAGGTGAATATTTTTATAAAGAAAATGGTAAATGGTATGCACATAGACTAAAAAATGTAACATTTGAGGTAGAAGAAGATAAGAAAATAGAAAATATTAAAGTAAAATCTACTTTTACTCGTAATCAAAAACAAATAGCTAGAAAAATCAACGAAATAATAGACTATATAAATAAAGGTGATGAATATGGCAATATTTTCGAAAAAAGGTAAAAAACCGACAATTAAAACTGCTCAAATATTAAAAATACAAAATCAGCAAAATAATAGAAAGAAGAAAAAGAAAAAATGAAAGAACATACTGAATAAGGTGATAAATAATGTATGAATTATGGGCAAAAAAAAGACCAGTAGAGGGAAGGGGTTTTCCGTATGAATATATAACCTCATTTTCTAATATAGACCAGAGATTTTATATAACAGGCCAATTAGATGTAAGTATCTATATGGAATGTATGGTAGTAAAAGACAATCAATGTGTATTCTATAGGGAATTTGAAGAACCCTATGTATACAAGTTAAGGAGGTAATATGAAAGAGCATACTGAATTTACTTTAAACAATCTTAAGAAATGGGAATTGATAAGATATATCGTTAAACTAGAGCAAACAATAAATAAAGCTATAAAAAAATTAGATAAAGTTTCTGATAAAGATGTTAGAGCTGCAATTAAAATGCTGAGAGGAGAAAAAAATTGAAAGAAGATTTATTAAAAATAATTACACATTACGGATTAGAAAATCAAAAGAGAAAACTAGTAGAAGAAGTATATGAACTATTAGATGCGTTAGCTGAACTAACTTACAGCAGTATGAATTTTAGTAATAATTTACAAAAGATGTTAGAACACGTAACAGAAGAAATAGCAGACGTGCAAGTCTTATTAGAACAAATAAAAATTTACTGGAGTATAGAACCAGAAGATATACAGAGGGTTATGGAATATAAAATAAATAGAACTCTAGGAGGTATTGATGAAAAATTATTACGATCAACAACAAGAACTAGAAGTAGCGAAGAACAGGCTGAAAACATTAAAGGAGAAGAAACAACTATATTTTAATGAAACACAGCCTAAATCAAAAAAAATTAATGGGGTAATGGTTTCGTCTACTCCAGCACACAATGATAAGTTTTTAGAATATACAGCTAAGATAGAAAACTTAGAAGATGAAATTGAAGTAGTAGAATGTGAGATTAAGATTCTAGAAAGTTATTTAAGGAGAATGGAAAAAAACCTAAGAGCTATGAAAGGTGCATTAGAAAAAGTCTTTGTAGCAAAATACATAGATGGATTATCCGTAAAACAAATAGTGATAAGGGTAAATTATTCTAAGACACAAGTGTATAGATATTTAAGTATAATTCAACAAATTATAAAAGATGGGAAAAAATGGGAAAAATAATATGTTAATATGTAACTGGGAAACCATGAGTTGACATCCCTATAAGCTAAGAGAGTTTTAAAAGGTTTGTACTCTCTAGTAGCTTAGAGATAGGTATACCGAGTACGGACGGAATTGACTTATACCTGTTTCTAAGGTACTATTAAGTACTAATTATTCTCTGTTTTGTGTGCAGAAAAGAGGTAGAGGTAGAGCTGCCTTTTTTCGTGTTAGAAAGGAAGTGATTTCATTATGGCTAATATTGAAAATTTAAGAGTGCCAAGCTCGGAAGAAGCACGAGAGATGCAAAAAAAATCTGCTGCTAAACGTAGTCAAAATATTAAAGAGAGAAAGTTATTAATGGAATTGCTAATTGAAAGAACTAAATCAAAGGATCTAGAGGAAATGCTAGATAACTTGATAGAAAGAGCAAAGAATACCGATAAAGGTTTTGAGGTATATAGAGATACTATAGGACAAAAACCTACTGAAAGAATAGATACCAATGTTAATTTATCTTATGAAGAAAAACTTAAACAAGTAGCTGATGATAATGAATATTAATACAAAAAAGTATATTGAGAATTTTGTAAAGATAAGAGATAAATCAGGACAAATAGTAGATTTTAAGTTAAATGAACCTCAAAATAGGTTATATAACATAATTAAGCAATTAAAAGAAGAAAAAAAACCAGTAAGGATCATAATACTGAAAGCTAGACAAATGGGATTTAGTACATTAACTGAATCAATATTATTCAAAGAGACTGCGACTAAGTTTAATATCAATACTGGTATTATAGCTCATAAGGAAGAAGCAACTACAAACCTATTCAATATGAGTAAAAGAATATATGATAATTTACCACCTGAAATGAAACCATCTAAAAAGTCTAGTAATGCAAAAGAATTGATATTTGATAACCAAGAAGGAACAGGACTTAAAAGTAAAATAAAATGTATGACTGCTGGAGCTGATGGTGTAGGACGTTCTGATACATTCAATAACCTACATATATCAGAGTTAGCATTCTGGGGAAACAGTGCAAAAGAAACTATGCTAGGTTTAATGCAGTCAGTACCAAACTTACCTAACACTATGGTAATAATAGAAAGTACTGCTAATGGTTATGAATATTTTAAGGATATATGGGATAAAGCAGTAGCTAAAGAAAATGATTTTGTTCCGTTATTCGTAGGATGGCAAGATTTAGAAGAATATCAGATGCCATATACTGGTTTTAAGCTAACTGAAGAAGAAGAAAAGCTAAAAGAAGCATATAACCTATCCAATGAACAATTAACGTGGAGAAGATGGTGTATTGCTAATAACTGTGGTGGAGATATAAGTCAATTCAAACAAGAATATCCAATGAATCCACATGAAGCATTTTTACTTAGTGGTGCATCAGTATTTGATAAAGAAAAATTGATATTAAGATTAGAACATATACCTAAGCCAATTAAAACAGGATATTTTAGTTATGATTTTGATGGTAATAGAATAACTAATATCAAATGGGTAAATGATCCTAATGGATATATAAATATTTATAGACTACCAGATACAATATCAACTAAGTTTTGTATAGGTGGTGATACTGCTGGAGACGGTAGTGATTACTACACAGGACACGTGTTAGATGTAAGAACTGGAGAACAAGTAGCAACGTTTAGAAACCAATTTGATGCAGATTTATATACTAGGCAAATGTATTGTCTAGGTAAGTACTATTCATACTACAATGCTAGTTTAGTACGTAAAGAAGAAGCATTAATAGCAATAGAAGCTAATTTTGACAGTTATCCTATTAGAGAATTACAAAGACTAGGTTATCAAAACCAATATGTAAGAGAATCAATAGATAGTTATACTGGTAGAAAAGAAAAGAAATTTGGCTTTAGAACAACATCATTAACAAGACCAACGATAATATCATCATTAATAGAGATAGTAAGAGAACATACGGAGTTATTAAACGATAAAGATACTCTAGAAGAATTATTAACGATAATAAGGAATGAAAAAGGAAGAATAGAAGCTCCAGTAGGAGGACATGATGATTTGATGATGGGATTAGCAATAGCTTATGAATCTAGAAGTCAAGTAACATTAAACGAAGAACCATTAACTCCTTATGAAAGTTTTGGTATTACATTTATAGAACCAGAACGTGATTATGGAGATGAAATAGTAGTAATATAGGAGGGAAAGTATGAAGAAGAAAGTATTTAGAGAAAGATACTATGGAAGTCAAGTAGAGAAAGAAGAAGTTAAAGTTAACAAAGTAGCTGAAGAAATCAAAGAAGAAAAACCTAAGAAAAAGAAGGTAAAAAATGACGATACTAATATCAATACTGATAAGCACGATTAATCTATTGTGCTTTTATTTTGGTGTAAGAATAGGACAAAAAGTAGCCAAGAAAGAAGAAATAAAAATAGCAGGGATTAATCCAGTTAAGGTAATAGAAACTATAAATCAAAGTAACGAAGATAGAAAAGAACAAGAACGTATGAGAATTATAGCTGAAAACATAGATAACTATGATGGAACTGGATTAGGACAACAAGATATTCCATAGGAGGTGGTTAGATGGACTTAGAAGAAATAAGAGAAACTGAAACATGGGAGTTATACTCTAAAGGACTAGATTATCTAAGGCAACATAATGTATTTACTGAAACTGATATGAATTATAGATTTTATAATGGTAATCAATGGGAAGGTGCTAAATTAGATGGTATAGAAATGGCACAGTATAACTTTATAGAAACGATAGTCAATTACAAAGTATCATCTATAAACCAAAATCTATGGGCTATGAATTTTAGTAGTGAGAATTTTGAAAACAAAGAATTTAGAAAGACTGCTGAAAAAGTATGTAAAATGCTTAATAAAAAGTCTGCTAAAGTGTGGGAAAAAGACCAAATGGACTACAAAATTCGTGGAATAAGTGATGATGCAGCTATTAATGATGAAGGTATTATCTATGTAGACTTTAATCAAGAATCACAAGATCCAGTAAATGAAATTATTAATAAGAATAACGTGCAATATGGAAATGAACAATCAAGTGATATACAAAGCCAACCATACATAATAATAAGCCAAAGACTACCTATATCTACTATCAAAGAGATGGGTAGACAAAGAGATATAAGTGAATTTAAGTTAAGATACATATTTCCTGATGATTTATCTAAAGAAGAAGCTGGAGACGAAGCTAAGATAGAAAAAGATGAAATGTGTACTCTAGTAACTAAGATGTGGAAAGAAGAAGGAACTGTAAAATATTCTAAAGCTACACGTTATGTAGACTTAATAGAAGATGAAGATACAGGTTTAACTTTATATCCAGTAGCTCATTTTATATGGAAGGAGAAAAAAGGATGGAGTAGAGGAGAAGGAGAGGTAAGAACATTAATACCTAACCAGATAGAACTTAATAAAACACTAGCAAGAGTATTGTTAAGTACTAAAAACTGTGCATATCCTCAAAAAGTAGCTAATTTAGATAAAATAAGCAATCCTAGTGCTATCAATCAAATTGGTGGAACTATTAAAGTACAAGGTGGAGCTACAGTAGATGATGTTAGAAACATATTTAGTTATGTACAACCTACTCAAATGTCTACTGATGTTAGTAAACTAATGAACGATTTAATCGGTATAACAAGAGAGTTAAAGAACTCTAGTGAAATAGCAACAGGTGGAATTAATCCAGAACAAGCAAGTGGTAAGGCAATATTAGCAGTACAACAAGCATCTCAACAACCTTTAGTTAAACAATTAACAGGTTTAAAGAGATTTATAGAAGATTTAGCTAGAATATGGCTAGATATGTGGACTATATATACTCCTGATGGTATGACACTAGAAGAAGATACAACTGATGCAGAAGGAGAAACTTATACTGAATTAGTTAAAATACCATCAAGTGTATTAGAGAACTTACAAGGAACAGTTAAGGTAGATATAACTCCAAAAGGAGCATTTGATAGATATGCTAGAGAGTTATCACTAGAAAACTATTTAAAAGCTGGATTCTTTAATGCACAACGTGTTAGCGAACTAAAATACTATGCCGAAGCATTACCTGATGATAGTACTGCTCCTAAGCAAGAACTATTAGATATATGCGACAAGATAGAAGAAGAACAACAAAGAATAGCATTAATCAATGCACAAGCTCAAATGATGCAACAAAATGCTAGTCAATTCTTAGGTGGTACACCAGAGGATCAAGCTAGTCAAGTAATGGAAGCACAAATGGAAAATAGTACTGCATAAGTACTTTTTTTAGTCCAAGCATTTAATGACTTAAAAAGATATGGGAGAAGCAAACTCAAACAAATAGGAAGGAAAGAGTTATGGAAAATAACGAAGAACTTGTCAATGAGACTGAAAACGTAGAACTAACTACAGAAGAAATAGAAGATGTAGAAACTCCAGAGGAAGAACCTATAGAGGAACTACAAGAACCAGTAGAAACGGAAGAAGAACGAATCAATAGACTGGTAAATGAAAAGGTAGATGCTATATTACCTAAGAAATTAGCTAGAAAAGAAGCTAAAATCCGTAAAGAATTAATGAATAAGTACGGAAGATTAGAAACAGTAGTAAATACTGGCTTAGGAACTGAAAATACAGAAGAAGCAGTAGAAAAACTAACTGAATTTTATAAGTCTAAAGGTATCAATATACCAAGTGAACCAACTTATTCAGCAAGGGATTTAGAAGTATTAGCAAGTGATGATGCTAATGAAATAATCGAAGGTGGATATGATGAGATAGTTGAAGAAGTTAATCGTCTAGCTCAAATAGATGTTAATGAGATGTCTCAAAGAGATAAATTAGTATTTACCAAACTAGCAAATGCTAGGAAGTCAATAGAAGAAGAAAAAGAACTTGCTTCTATTGGAGTTAGTAAGGATGTATTAGAAGATGCTGATTTTAAGAATTATGTATCTAAATTAAATCCA